AACCCGCCGAAGAGTTCATCAAACAAGATATGGATAAGCTGGTCCAAGGAATGCCGAAGTATGTCGCCCCTCTTGTGCGAGGCGTAACGGATCTTGGCGGTGTGTTTGATAGGGTGCGTCAAGGAGGGAAGAAGGGTAAACTCAGAGGCGGCGATAGATGGAAAACTGCACTACAATCTATGTACGAACACCTCGCTTCGCGTTATCCCGTTAACGCGAATGATTTCTGGAAGATTTATAATAGAGGGGCGGAAATATTTTATGACATAGGATCTGTAACTCACGCGGGCTCAATCGCAGAAAGTGAGCGAAGAGCTGAAAGGAAACAGAAGGTTCTGGATGAATACATTGATAAGATGAACGAGATGGAAGAGATCGCCAAAAAACGTAAGGAAAGCAGTCCAGCCGCAACATATGCCGAAATGCGACCTAAGAAAGCAGCCGTTAGTGATACCGTTCTTGGAGCAAGAACAAAGGCGAAAGATGATCTTACGGGTGAACCATTCGAACACGAAGAACTGGCGTTTACGGTAGGCCTTGTTTTTAATGACGACAGTACACGACTACTAATTGTTAACGCGGATACACTCCACAACGTATTCGGCAGTGAAAGAGTCAATGAGTTTATGGAAAGAAACGGTATTCGTAAGGTCGCCAAAATGACTACTTTTGTAATCGATAATCCTCAAGATGATCCGACCATTTCCGCGGCAGAACGGGCACGCTTAATGGACTTTCTTGATAGGATGAAACAAGGAAGAAAGCGTACTGCCGAGGAAGAGGCTGCAAAAGCAGAAGGCCGCTCTCCAGCACCCTTTCCTCCTACGGATGTCACAGAAGGAGAAGTAGATCCTCATTCTCAAGATGACTTGAAAGATGGCGATCTGGTGTACCGAGTTCTAACCAAGGGTGGGCTCCTACACTTCTTGAAATCTTCGATTGAGGAATACAACGCACGAGCGGGTGGTCCAACCGAGTTTTTAGAACAATGGAAGACTCCTATACCGCAGCCGAACCAACTCCGTACGGTGAGAATCGTCAAGAGGGGCGGCGGGCGTACACACAAAGCATTTGAAAAGCAACTCCGCAAAGCGGGTCTTGAACCGTCGGCTTACCTTGCAGAGGCAAAGCGACGAGCCAAGGAGTTTGGCTATCCAGAGGCGATGTTGGGTTTTGCCGATGACGGAGTCCACAAGTTGGCTATCGTAGACGGGCACGGCAAAGTTCGCAGATTTGGGCGGGTTGGATATGAGGACTCGCTGATTTCTCATCATAAGGAAAGTCAAGGGAAATCACCGAAGGGAACGACTTCAGCCAAGCGTCAGAGATTCCATAAGAGTCACACGAAGATAAAGGGAGACTGGAAATCGGACCCGTTTTCCCCAAATAATTTGGCTCTACACATTCTTTGGTAGAGTTTTGAATGATTCGTAGAGTATCGCCGTTCAGTCCTTTAGGGATCTGAAACGTCGGAGCATTATTTCCCATAGCGACCGCTGCAACCATTGGTGTCATCGGTGGATATGTGTAAACGGTTTTTATTGTCGCGATGTTCTCCATCTTTACTTATGATTTAGATTTTTTTAGTTAAGGCCCCAGACAACGTAGCCGACGCGGACGGTGTCAACGAGAATGCCCGTTGCGGCACTAAGGTTGCGAGCGTTCACCACAATGGCGGAGACCACTGCTGGGGGGCCCACGGCAGACGCTCGGTACGTTGCGAAAAGATTTACTGGAACGGCACAATCCGACTCCAAGTAGACCACTACTTGGTAAAGACCGAAAGCGGGAGGGGCGGGCAGATTGGGGATCGGTACAACAGTGGTGCCTACTGCACCGAACGCTATCGCTGGAAGTAGCACCGACCCGCGTAAGAGGGGAACGGAGTTGCCGAACGACGGAAATAGAGGTGCTCCACCATCAAGAAGAGAACTAACCGACATCTCGTATATATCTTATGCGAACATAATTTTTTGATTTACATCAGTCGGGCGGAGATCTTGCTGCCGCCCGAAGAACGGCCACCCGAAGAACCGCCACCGCTACGGCTACCCGCCGAAGGCATTCCGCCACTCATACCGCTGCCCGAAGGAGCCGTCTTGGAGTACACATCCTTCGCCTTCATCATCACATTGTCTAACGAACCCATCATTCCCTTTCCGCCACCAACCATACGGCGAAGCATATCGCGGGTCGGGGCCGAAGGAGCAAGAGGAGCCGAAATGATGTCTTGCTCGGAGAGAACACCCTTGATGATGCGGGACGAACCACGGATGGACTCGAAGAAACCAGAGTTCGCCGTAATGACGAAGAGTTGGGGAATCTGGGCGATCGCAGTGTTGTTCTTCACGAAGAGCGAGAACTGGAAGGTGAAGTTGCCGACCAGCGACGGGCTCTGGCCCGCTTGGAGGGTAATGTCTTGCGACGGCTTGAGGACGAGAGGGCCGCCAACGAGGGGGAGACGGGCTTGGCCCGCCGAACCACCGTTCGGAAAGACTGGACCCGTGTACGTACCACCCGCTTGGGAGTGTGCGAGACCCGTCCACTCGTTCCACGACTGGGTAAGACCGTTCTTGACCGACATCGCGTAAAGTTGCTCCGTAGTGACCGACGAGAGCAGACCCGAGAAGTTGTCAAAGTTAATGCTGAGAGGGTTATTAACACCATCGTTACGAGTTGCAAGAGGGAAGTACCAGTCACATTGCGTGGGATCAACGGCCCCGCCAGGGGTGTTTCCAACCGTGTACTGCTGGGGACGAGCATAGATGATGAAAAGGTCTGGGATCTGGGGGAGCGTAATCGTCTGAGAGAGGATCTGGCCCTTGTCGCCCGCGGCAATCGTACCACTCTGGTACTGGGTAATGTAACGGGGAAACTCCATATACGGCACAACCGACTTGGGAGGGAGAGGCACATCAAGCGACGGTGTAAGGAACATCACGTTGACGACCGACTGGGCGAATACCGACGTAGCATTCGTGTTGTAGCCGATGCTCGCACCATCTACCGCACGACCCGCACGGCCCGTAGATCGGAGAGTACGGGCGGGCGACTGTAAGTTCATAATCAACTGGATGTTGTTGATGCCGAAGAGGCCCGTGTCCCACTCGTGACAGTCCGAGAAAACGAACGGCGAAAGGACGAGTTTCTCCGTAGAGGTCCACTTATAGTAGATCGTGCAGACCGTTCCAGCGGGAATGCCCGCCGCTTGGGCGACGGGAACACCGTTGCTGACCGTCCACGAACCGTCAGCAACTGGGGCGACAAAACCATTGTCAACAGTCTCAAGGACTTTGCCGTTGGGTAACGTGAAAAAGACACCGCTGAAGGCACCGTTCGGGACAACATCCTCCGCCGTTGTGTTCTCCCAGCCCGCAAGAGGGTTGTTGCTCGCACCGAAGGCATCGTTGTACGACTGGTACTTATCAAGCATAGTCGGGCAAGTCCGCTGGAGACGGTTGTCCTCGTAGTCCGTAAGACGGAGAATCGTGTTAAGAACATCTTGCGAGTTGATAACGCTCGTCGTGTCGTTGATCGTGGCCGTGAGCGTAGAGCATAGCTGATTGAGCGGGAACGGGGCAAGGGCAACATCGCGACCCCACTTGACAAGAGGCTCGCCCGCCGCAATCGGGACACTTGGCGTAAAAGAGAACTTCATCGAAACCGTGGAAGTCCACTCAAGGGCACGGTCAACGAAAACGTTCTCGCTCGGAACATAGATGTTGTAGGTGTGCTGAGAGGGAGTTGCAGCGATCGCGTTGAAAGGGGCGTTCGTCAGCGATAGGGCACCCTTGGAAACGGCATACTTCGGGCGGGACTGGATAATGCGACCATCGAAAACGGCGAGTTTCTCAATATCGCCAGACATCTCGTATATATCTTATGCGAACATAATTTTTGCTGGGTGGTGCTTACGATCTTCGGCGGCGGAAGAGTAGTTTGATGCTGACCGAAGAAAGATTAAACATTTTGAGGGGGTATAGTTGATTGTCAAGACGGCATTTCCAGAACACTTGGATATCGATGTTCTTGATCTCTTGCTTGGAAGACATAAAGTCGGACAAACGGTACTCGGCGATCGGCGTGTAGTAGATGAAGGTTCGGTAAGCTGCGGCTCCCGCAACGGATGTGTCAAGGGCAATGTCGGTGATGATAGGCTGGAACGCCGATGCAGAGGTCGGGGCTGAGAACCCCAAGTTACCGTTGCCGAGAAGCACTGGGGGACCCGTCTGCTCCGCCTTGATCGGCAAGAGCGTAGACGTGAAAACGATAGAGTCAATCGGAGACCACAAGGAATCGTTGGATACGCACTCTTGCTCGTTGATCCAAAAGTAGTTCTGTTCGGTGACGGGAATGAACTGGAGAGGCGACGGAGGAGCTACCGCGTAGTGATCCAAGATGTTAGTCCAGAAACGATTCGGAAACAGAATCTCGTATGTGTAGCCGTACGGGGTAGGCTTGATACCCGCGAACGGGCCGACGTTCGCACTGTTTCCAGTGTTCCAGTAAGTGGACTTGAAGTTAGAGAAAAGACCGTAGGAGTTGCCGTTCATAAACAATCTCGCAATCGGTCGGCCAAGGTTTCCCGCGGGTGCTACACCAACGGTAGCAACACCAAGCGGCGGCCCGTAGAACTCCCCAAACGCTTTGCA